GCCACCACCGAACAAAGTGCCGAACACTGATGCAATATGATCACAAATGTTCACGCCACCAAAAAAGACACGAATTAATCGTGCCCTTAATAGTTGATGAATCTGGAATTAAGATTTCATTGCAATACCTTGTATTTTAAATGCTGGAAACCATATAGCTGTTGCATCAATACTTTCTGTTCTTTGTCCATTATAGAAACAAGTTGGCCTACAAATTAATTTATTGTTATCTATCCATAAATCCATAAATCCATTAAATACACTTTGTGTTCCGTTAAATGTACCTGCTACAAAAATTGGTACATTTGTTAAATTATATGCACCATAACCTTGCATTACTTCACTATTTAAAGTACCTATTTCGTAGTTGTGACCACCATCAAAATTTCTTGTATCACTTGTTAGTGTTATATAAATACCTGCATTTCCAACTGGTGTTAATAATATTTCAGTTTTATCACCATCAATATATTCTGAAACATTAGGGTGTGATATTGATGCAGACATACCACTTGCTGTAATTATTCTACTATCATTAGAACGATATACATTTGTACTACCAGTAATAAATGCACTAGCTAAAGATGTACCAAGTAGTGTTTGTCCTGCTTGTTTAGGGTGTGAACCATTACTTTGCCAATAATCACTATTATAAATATGTAATATATTTTCAACACCAGTAAGATAACGCCAACCCTTAATATTACAACTGTTTTTGTATCTAGTAATAGAAACAGGCATTTGTACCCATACGTTATTATTATTCATAATTGATGGCATACCCCATGAAATATGTGCTATTGATATTTTAGCATTTGGATAATTTTGTTTACAATATGTATCAAACGCATTTATTCCAGCTGTGTACATTTCATCAGTTCCGTATGGTTGTGATGTATCACTATCATTCCAACCACCACAAACAAGAATATCTGTAATACTTTCTTTATCTTGTATTGTATTTGATAAATCTTGTAATTTTGTTAAGAATAATTGATTACCGAATCCAGCACCACTTTGATAAGATGCGTAAAATGATTGATTTTGTACTAAACCTAAACTATCTCTTAAATATTCCCAGTAAAATTTAGTAATATCACCATCACTATTTTGTTCGCAGAAACTATCACCAATTAAAATTACTTTTTTATTTTCTAAATTATCAATTTTATCATCAATTAATTGTAATTGATTAAGTATATTACTAATATAAGCATTTGGTATAAGTTCTGCAATTAAATCTTCACTGTTTGTTATTGCTATAATATTAACACCATCAACTACATCTTCATTAGTTATAGATCTTATCTTATAAAAAGCACCTTCACCATCATTATATTGTAATTTACCTAAAGTTTTAGCTATTGAACCATCGATTAAATTAGTAGCACTAACCATGTCTGCAACAGTATCATATCCTAAAACTCCAGCAACTTGAAGGTATTCAACAATTATTTCTTCAAGTGTTCCAGCTTCAACCATTTCATCAAGTTTATTATTAATTTCTTCTTGAACGTCTAAATTCTCAAAATAATTATCAACATAAGATTGAAGTTCTGTCATTAAATTTTGTACTTCAACAATTGCATCTGCATTATTATTTAATGCTGGTAATATAGTATCTTTTAAATAACTTAATAATCCGCATAACGTTTCATAATAACTTAAACTTTCATCAAAAGCAAGTGGAATTGCCCTGTAAATATAATTTGTAAATAATCCTGTTGGTTTTACTTTTTCAATATTTTTCATATTAATCACCTTCCTTTTAAAATATTTGCATAAATAAATCATTTAGATCATTTATGATCATTAAATCTATATTCATTATACTATTTTTTATTTGAGATAGTATATCTACATTATATTTATTACCATTATTACCAACAATTGTTTTAATGTATGTTTCAACACCTGTTCCATTTGATGATGAATTATCAGATATAGAATTATTTGTTGTATTTTTATTAAATGTTACATTTGTTGCATAATCTGTATCATCAATATCACCTTTATATGTTCCACCTTGTGGTGTATCAAGAAATACATTTTTTCCATTGTTTGTACCAGTATTATTACTTGTTGAATTTGAAGTTGCATTTGAACTTGTATTTCTTTCAAGCGTTTCAGTTAAATTTACATTATTAAATAAGTCAGTACTTAATAAATGTAATTGTGCTTTATATAATTCATTATAATAAGGCATTATTTCATTTAATTTTTGTTTTAAATAAAATCTGAATAAACTTGCAGTTTCAAAACCAATTTCATTTTCATAATAATGATATAAAATATTTTGGTTTAATGTTGAACGATAATTTTCATCAAATATTGGATAACTATCAAGTTCGAAATCAAAATTATTATCAATTAAGTTTTTAATTGTAGTTGTGTATTTACTCATTTGATTCACCTTCTTCAATATAATCATCGTTAAAATTTAAAACTTCATCTTCTGTTGTTGATAATAAATCAAGTACATCTTTATTAAGTTTTATTTCAACATCTAGTCCAAATTTTTCATTTATTTCATCACATGCTTTTTTACGTGTTTTATAGAAACAGTTTAAATAATAATTAATTAGTTCATTATTACTTTCAACTTCATCAGTAATTAATCTTTCTTTTTTATCAGTATTTGCATTATCAATACCAAGATAAGTTAAAGCTTCGTTCCAGATTTCATGTTTATGCACTTCAAGTTTATCAATTAAATATGGTGCATCAGTTTTTAAAACATTTAACTTATTTGATATATCAAATTGTTTATTACCGAATATAAATGGAATATTACCAGAATATTGCATGTAAACATTTTTTAAAGTTAATATTGTTTTTGTATCACCTTCAATTAAGATTGGTGTTTTTTGTGCCGTTAAGTTACAATCAATAGTTCTTTCAGTTTCATATAATCTATATGCAAATAACTGTATTGATCTAGCTGTTGGCAATTGAAGTTCATTGTTCATTATATAAACAATATCATCAAAAGCAAATTTTTTATTATATCCAATTGACCAAGCATCAACAGATATTGGAAGTTCATAAACATTAAGTTTATCACATGGATTAACTTTTAATGCAAGGAATCCAAGTTCAGAATCTTGAACGAAACATGCACGACCATTGTCGTAAAGTGATTGTTCAAGGAATCTTGATGCACCTGTTCCAGCATAATCATCAAGTTTATCCCAAGTAAATAAACTTGTTGCAATTAATCTTAATCTGTCTAAATAATCAATATATGTTTGATTATTTATATCCATTGCAACGCTTGTTTCATTAATATTTAATTTCATATTATTTTCCTTTCTATACGATGTTATTTGAAGCATCGTAATTTAATACATTAGATGGATTGTGCCATAATGTAACACCATTATTAAACATTTTCTTTATAATGTTTAAATCTGTTTGTGGTATATCACCATCGAAATTACAATCAATTGTTTTAACATAATTCCAATTTTGACGACCTGTTATATTAGGAATTTTTACCATGTTAACTTTATAACCAAACATTGATAAATAATTATCAATAATTCTTGCGTATTCTTCTTTTATACTCATTTTATATGGTGTAAAAGTTAATTTCATTGCATAATTTAAATCACCTTGATTAACACCACCTTTTGCTGTTATTGGTGCTAAACTATGTTGATAAATTTCTGCAACTGTTCCTGTTATACCAGCTAAACCAGACGCAACACCTGTTGGATTTCCAACGATTCCACTTCCAATACGTAGTGCATCACTTCCAAGTTCAAGTGCAATATTAAGTGCATTACCTGTTAGCCAGTTTGTATAAGCATCATTAGTCCAACCACATGTTGGAAATTTGCCACCATCTAAACCTTCAACATAATTTTCTTGATTTGTATTAAGTGCACTTTTTCCTTGTTTATAATGTAGTGGATAAATTTTTACACTACAACCAACACCCAACGCACCGTATATATCAAACGGACAGTTTGTTCTTGCACTTCCATCAATATTTGTAAAATCTTCATATTTATAAACTTGATTACTTCCAGCATTATTACTTAATAATAAATAACAATAAGGATAAGTTAAAAGTTTATTGTTCTTTGGTGTATAACTTGCATCAAGAACAGATGGTTTATTAATGGATGCTGATTTCATATATGTACTACCTGTTGAATAACTTATAAAACCATATTGAAAGCTAGTAGCACCATCAGTATAAGTATTATAACTATTTGGTGCACATAATTTAGATGGAACCATAAATGCTGTATAAATAACATCTTGCGTTATTTTTGATTGTATATATCTTATATAAATATCACAATCGGAAAATGTTGGAAATACAAGGTAAATTAAACCTGAATAAATACCATTATAAATCATTGATCCTGAAGGTAGTGCAACATTTAATCCTGTTTCACTTACACCAAGTACAATTAATGGATCATGATTATTATCGTCTTTATAAAAGTTAAAACCTTGAATATTTTCAGTAATTTTTTGTTGAATATATTCCCCTGTTTCAAGTCCTTCTGGTACAGTATTTACACCAATAGAATCATCATTTACATGTTCACGTTCAACAAAACATTTTTTGTAATTAATTTGGAAATACCATGTTTGAAATACATCAGTTTCAAATGTAATTGCTGTTACATTTTCGGCAATATATTCCATACCAGTAATAAAGCAAAAATAATATTTATTTGTAAAACCAGTATTTCTATAAAATAAGTAGTTACAATTAATTATGTTATCAATATTTTCACTTACTTTAATTACATTATCTTTTTTAATATAAGTATAATCATCAAAAGTTTTTACTACTTTTGAATTAAAATAACTTAATTGTGCACTACTTGATGAAAATGTTAATTGATTTTTGTAATCATTTTCAAGTGGTGTTTTACATAAGTAAATTTGCCCTTGTGGTGTTACGGTTATCATTTTATCACTTTCCTTTCATAAAATTAGTAAAAAAGAGTAGTATTACTACTACCCTTTTATTATTCAGCTGTAACTGTTACAGTAGCAGTTTTCTTAACACCATTTTCAGCAAGTGCTGTTAATGTTGCTGTTCCAGTAGCTACACCAACAATATTACATTTTGTGTTATTTACTTTAGTTACTGTAAATACATCTGTATCTGATGAAGTAAATTCAATATCACTTGTTGCATTGTTTGGTGATAATGTAATTGTTACATCTTTATTAGCTTCAGCTACAACAGTTTGATTACTTACTGAAATAGCTGTAACTGGAACGATTTGTTCAGTTGCTAAAACAACAGCGTTTGCAAATGGACAAATTGCATAAGTGCCCCAAGCATGTAAATATTCGTTCCATGACATTGTTCTGGCATTATAGAATTCGTCAAATCTGAAGATATTGTCATAAATTTGTAACCATGATTCATCACAAATTACACCAACGATTTCATCGTTTGCAAAACTATCAACTTGAACGATTCTTGCTTTCATGTCTGCATAAGATAAATTGAAAGCTTGTGCAAGTGTTTCAACTTCAACTTCTGCAAGTGCATCAGCTTTAATTATTAAAACGATTCTTTCAGGTTCTGTCCAAGTTGTAATTGTTCCTTTTGCACCACTAAATTTTGAATAAGCGTTATATTGTGATGATGGAAAAGTTAACTTACTGAATAAAGCACGTACTTTTTTAACAAATGCTTTTGCTGATGATTCATCAGTTGGATTTGTTACAGTTTCAACGATTACTTTATCTTGATTATAAGCACCATCAATTAAATCTTTAGTGTATTTAAATTCATCAATATAATTACCACTATATAATGAAGTAGTGATTGAAGAAATAAATTCTTCAAATTTTTCCCAAGAAACAAAAGCACCTTGTAAACCTTCTCTTGAAATTGTCTTTGTATACATGTCTTGACGATTACGTCTATAATATGCAACATGTGTATCAGGATCAGTTATAGTTAATAATTTAGCCATTGCTGTATCACTATATTCATAAGCTTCAGCTTCAGCTGGATTTGTGAATATATCTTGAATATCAGTTCCTAGTGGAATTGAACCCTTTTTAAATATAGCAAGTGGATTATTATAAGATTTATTTCTTACAATAGTTAATGCAATTCTGTTAATTAAATTTGTTACGAATTCATTTAACATTGGTTGATATGCATCATTAAATAAGATATTTGATATTGTATTAATGTTATCTTTAGTAGCTGATGGAATTGTTTCCATATATACTTTAGAGCTATTTTCACGAACAACATTAAATACTTTTGCACCTTTTGGTATAGCCATATTAAATCAACTCTCCCTTCTCATCAATTACTTCTTCAACTGACATTGGTTCTTCACCTTCAATTAAAGATTCTTCAACTGGTTTTTCTTCTTCTTCCTTTTCAAAACCTATTTGTTGAAATAATTTTCCGTTAACCTTTAAAAGTTCGTCTTTTTCACCTTTTAATTTGTCAACTTCACCTGTTAATTCTGCGATTTTATCAATTCCAAGTTTGTAATTTGAAACGATAGAAAGTAAATCTTCAGATACAAGTGCACTTGTTGTTTCGTCAAGTCCTTCTTTGATCTTGTTAACAATTGTTTCAAGTTCTTCTAAACTTAACATATTTTTCACCTTTCCTTTCTAGTTTAAATATATCATCGAAAATTAAAAAAGTCAATTATTCATTGACTTTTATTTATTTTTGTGATAATCTTTTATTTCTTTTATTAAATAATGACCATTTAAAATGTTTACTATTATTAGTTATTACTGGTGTAGGTGTCGGTGTTGGTGTTCCATCATAATAATAAACATTTGATGAAGATGCAACATTTATAATTCCTCTTAAATAATTGCATGGATTAGTGTATCGTGTTATAGGTTGACTATATTGCCATGATGTTCCTGTTTGCATTTCCAGATGCAAGTGTACACCACTTGAATTTCCAGTTTTTCCAGCAGGTGCTATATATTCGTGTATATTATATACATCACCTATATTTTTAATTGGTAAACTAGACATATGAGCATATAAATACATCATATTATTTTCATTTGTAAATATAGCATAATTACCGTAACCATCAGCATCGTAACCTTTATAGATTAACTTAAAATGATCTATTGCATATAAATCACCTGCATAACCGTATGGTGCTAAATCTAAACCCCTGTGTACTCTATTACTTGATCGTATTTCACCAAATGCACCTGTAACAATAAATTTTTTATCAATAAATGGTGCATTTGTTAAGTTTATATTTGACATTATTTTAGTAATTTATTAACAATACCTTGTATAACAGAATAGTTATATCCAGCTTTTGTTAATTTTTCCTTTCGTTCGTTACCGTTACCCCATTTACCTTGAATAACTTCTTTTGCAACTTCTTCATTTGTTTTTGTAGTAGTGTTTTTATTACTTAACATTTTATTAACAATACCTTGTATAACAGAATAGTTATATCCAGCTTTAATTAATTTTGTTTTTCTTTCGTTACCATTTCCCCATTTTCCTTGAATAACTTCTTTTGCAACTTCTTCATTTGTTTTTGTAACTTTATCTGGAATAATTGTTCCATCAATTAAACCAACATTATTAAATATATAATCATAAGGATTAATTGAAGTTGATGATGATCCTTTATCAATTTGAAAATGTAGGTGAATTCCTGTTGCTTTACCAGTTGCACCAATAATACCAAGTTTATCACCTTTTTTAACTGAATCACCTTTATTTACAACAATTGAACCAGATTTTAAATGATAATAAAGTGTATAAAGACCATTGGCATGTTTTAATCTTACATAACACCCTGTGCCATATTGTGCACCTGTCTTTTGTACAGCTGTAACAATACCATCTTCAAATGCTACAATTTCAGCATCTTTAATTGTTGGTGATGATATAAGATCAATACCATGATGGAAATCACTTACTTTTTCACCCTTATAAGTATATGTTCTATTTCCATAATAAGATGTTACTTTTAAACCACTTGATTTAATTGGATTCATTTTCATCACTTCCTACATCATCAGTTTCATCAATAATTCCAAATGGTGTATTTGGATTTTCATCACTTAAATTATTGATTACTTCATCAACTTGTTCAATTGATTCGTTTACAATTTCCATTAAAGTTTTATCTTCTTCATTACTCATTTTTATCACCTTCATTTAACATATCTATTATTTCAGTTATTTTGTCTATCATTATTGCATCTACTATTGAAATAATATAGTTTTTATCTTCATAATCAATTAGTACAATATTATTATCGTTATCTTTCTTAACTTTAAACTTTTCTATTTTCTTATCTTTTTTTGGTGTATCTTTTATGATTTCTACTTCATCATTTAAATAAATGTCTTCGTTCAATAATCTATCAAACAATTCATAATCTACATTTTCATTTCCAGTAATACTATTGTATTTCCAGTATCTTATTTTAAATATTGGTGGTACTTCTTCACCATTTGCTCTTTTATTTAATAAATCAATTACTTTCATTTTTACTGTTCCTTTCAATCATTTCTTCAAATGTTTTATAATGATCTGCTGATAAAAGTTCAATTCTAGCTTTCAAAACATTATAATAACTTTTCATAACATCTAATTGAATAACTATTAAATTTTTATTAATAGTATTTAATTTATTAAATTTTTCAGAGCATCTAAATTCTGTTAATTTATCAATTTTATTTAATAAATGTTTGCTTTCACACTTTAGTTTATTAATTAAAAATATGTTCATTTTTATTCACCTTTATTTTTTAATTGTTCAAGTGTTTCAATTAATTTCTTTGGTAACGGAACATTTAATTCACCTAAATTCTCAAGAATTGATATTCCATCGTTGGCAACAAAGAAGTAAATTACAAGATTTCTTATTACACCATTTGTTTCAGTTATTCTATCAACAATAACTGATAATGCTACTATAAGTAAATAACCAAACTTTTTAACTATTCCTTTTAAACCAGTTTTTGAATTTACTTCTTTATTATAGATTGCTGACATTAAACCTGTTATATAATCTATGATCATAACAACAAGTAAAGATTGTAAAGCAATATCTAAACCACCAAGAAAATAAACAACACCTGTTAAAAAACAATCAACAATAATTTTAATAGCTTGTTTCATTTTAATCGCCTACCCTTCCTAGTTTTAGGATAGCATAATTAAATGATATTGTAAATAACACAAATATTAAAAATTGTCAATTTATTTTTTAATATATTTACCCTTTCTATGCAAATTTTATCTTTATTCTTATGAATAAAGTTAAAATATTGTTTATTTGTTTTAAAGTATCTTACCATTTTAAATTTACTTAATTGTAAAATCTGTATCAACAAGAAGAACACCACCTTTAACATGTTTAAAAGTTAATTTCTTTCCTGTTTCTTTTGTTTCTTCATCAGTAAAATCTTCTGTTGTGAATCCAACTTTAAAGTTATCAAATGTAACAAGTGGTGCAAGTTTCTTTGGAAGTCCTGCAACTGTTACATTTAACTTATCATCATAACCAAGTTCAATATAACATTTTTGTCTTATGTATTTACCTTTTTTAAATGAACTTTCAAGTTTCCAAGCACCAAGTTTATAATCATCAACATCAACAAATGATGAAAGTTCTTTTTCATCAATATCAAGTAAATGAATTGAATCAGTATCAGAATATATATAATAATCAATATTATATTTTGATAAAGTATAATCCTTTATAGCTTGACTTGTTGAAATTGTTTTTCTTCTAGCATAAGAAGTTATAAATGATGCTACTGGAATATATATTCCGTCACGTCTTTCAGGTGGATACATTGCATAACACACAACACCATCTTCATTAAGGTACGGATATTTACTTCTTACATCTGGATTAAGTCCAAATTTACCATATAATGAATTAAGCATTAATTTACTTATTCTATAAAGTGCCGTATTTTTATTTTTCTTTGCATTAATCTTTTGTTCTGACCAGTATTCAATATATTGTGAAAACAATCCTTTCATACTTCTAAACTTCCAGCCACCATGATAAGTTATTTCAGATACATCATAATGTTCAAAAAATAATTCAAGATCAACACTTGTTAATGTTAATGTTACTATATCACCATCACTTGATTTTATATATTCGTTTGGCATAAATGATAAGCTATTCTTTATTTGAATTGTTGGAATCTTACCTTCTTTAATTTTAAAGATACATGAAATCGTTTGAACATATAACGGATACAAAATATCACGTTTATATTTACCTTTAAAGAATAATGGTTGTCCAAATGGTAGTTTTTCATACATCATAACTGATGGATATAAACTGTTTACATCAAGTACAATTCCCTTTCCTGTTTCTTTTTCTTTATAACAATCATTTAAATATGTAAATCCACCTTTGTAACTTTTTCTTATGTCTTTATCAATATCATAAGGAAGAACAGGAAAATAATAATTGAATTTTGAATTCATTGCTTTATAACTTGCAAGTGCATCAGAACCAATTGTCATTTTTGTTAAATCATTATTGAACATAATTTCAAGTGCCCTTGCCATTATTTCAACATCGTTTCTGATATAGTCAATTTCGTGTTGTGTTAATTCATGTCCTTCTTCTCTTATAGTCTTGTAATCAAGTTCAAGCTTATGAATAGGAAGATTAAAATCTTTTGCTATTTGATCAACACTAAAATTTAATATTTTTAAACTGTCGTAAATAGTAACCTTATTTATATGTTTTTTATTTTTAGTTTCAAAAAATATTTCAATTGAATAAAATTGACCTGTATCAGATATTAATGTTGTAAATGATTTATCTTTACGTTCTTTTTTATCTTTTATATGTTCGTAACCATTATTTAATAAATAGTTGAATATATATTCACCATCAAATTTTAAATTATGGAAGTATAACACATAATTTTCACGTTTATTTTGACAAAACTTTATAAAGTTATCAATTGAATTACCATATATAAAATTGTCTGGATTTCCAATTTCACATAATGCATACGCCCAAACTCTGCAATCAGTTTCAGAAACATTTGTTTCAAAATCACTTGCAAATTTTTTCATTTGTAATCTTTAGTAATATCATCAATACTATCAATTAACGCATCATACAAATTGGAAACATCGTCTTTTAGATCATCAGGATTAATTAATAATTTACCCTTACTGTCAAAATTCTTAATAACTGTTGGATAATAATCCAGAATCGCTTTAATTGATTGTTCCTGTCTGAATAACTTTAAAAAGTTATCACTGTCAAGTTGCATCAAGCGTTCTTTTAATTCAGCAAGTTTTTCTTTATCATAATTATAATAATAACCTAAATCAGTTAACATTTCTAAATAGTTTGATTTAAATACATTATTATAATAACGTTTATTTTTTGCTGTTTTTTCTAGCAATTTTTTATATCTTTGAAGTTGTTCACTTCTTAAATTTACAATATCACCTTTTTCAAGTGCTTTTCTTCTAGCTTTTAAATTAAGGTAATATTGATCGCCAATTTGTGAAAATGTTGACGCCTGTTCAACACCAAACACCTTTGGCTTTAAACGTTCAAGTTTATTAATCTCACGTGTTAAACTTGCTTTGATTCTTTTACTTTCACGTTTTAAATTAATAAGTTCAAACTTTGATAAATTAACACCACCAGATGTTTGAACTGTTTGTTCAATACCACGTGTTGAAAAAGATTGCATTTCACGTAATTTACGTCTTAAATCTGAACGTGTATAATATTCAGATTTTAATTCTTTCTTTGTTATCTTTTCAGGAAGAATTAAGTCATTTTGCATCTTTTCCAAACGTGCTATCTTTTGGTTAAAATTTCTTATAGTTTTATTAATTTCACTATTAAGTTTTTTATCATAACGAATAGCCATAAACTCACCTACTTAATTGTTATATTTAATTTATAATCTTCGTTTAATTCTATATCATTATAATAAACCCTGAATCCCCTTTTTTCAATTTCTTTATATAAAATGATAGCTAGTATTTCATCATTTTCCAAATTACATTTATACTTTGAATTAAACTTCAACTTTTCTTCTTTCAAGTAATTAACATAAGATTTACTGAATCTTGACCTGTTAAATTCACTTGAAAAATAAAATTTTAATGATTTAAAAGAAAATGAATAATCACTTTCCTTTAAATCAAGATATATACCCCTTTTAGTTTTCATTTCTGAAATAACTTCTTATAAATGGTTTATTGTTTGAAGTGTCATCATTGTAAAATGCAACAATTTTTTCATTTTCACTTGTTACACCAGATAAGTAATTTGTTTTTCCATCTTTACTTGTATTTTTCCATAAAGATGCTACATTTTGACCTTGTTTATTATCTTCTGTTAATTCATAAACTTTAACATCTGGTTCTTTTTCATTTCTTTTTGAATCATTAACAAATCCAATTAATTTATGATCATTGCAATCTGTTCCAGTATAATATTCCTTACCATTTTTACTTGTGTTTTTCCATAAAGAAAAAGCTTGTTCCATTTCTTGTTTTACTTCTTTTTTAACTTCTTTTTTCATTTTAAAATCCTTCTTTCATTTTTTATTTTAATTTTTCGCCTTCAGTTTGTAAATCTTGAAGTGCTTTTTGAATTGCTTGATGTACAGTAATAGCAACTGACTTTTCATTGTCTTTAGCTTTTTCAAATTGCTTATCTAAAGTTTCAATTGTTACTGTGCAATTTCCTGAATCTTCCTTCTTGTCTTTTACTACAATAGTAAATTTAACCATCGCTTTCACCTTCTTTCATACGTGCTATTGATTAGCACCGTACCAGTAATAACTATTGAAGTTAGTTGGAACTTCTACTTCAATAAGCAACCAACCACGCATGGTGTTCCAATACATCGTTGCTGAAATCGTTATTACCAGTACGCTACCAATTAGTAGCGTTACTTAATAATTATAATACCAAGTAAAATACCTGTTACAATTGTTATAATTGCAAGTATTAAGCATATAATAATTGCTTTTAAACTTTCTTTTTGATTTTTACTCACTTTATTCACTTCCTATCTGTTATAATCTGGATAATATAATTCCCTTGAATCTTCAAGAACAACTATATCTTTTATATATTTTACTTTTCTTTTAAATTTATCCATGTCAAACTCACATGTAAATTTCTTAATCCAAGTTTTCTTATATTTAAAACTATATAATTTCAAATACATTTCCATTTTAACGACCTACCATTTCAAATACATCTTTTGATCCTGAACATACCTGAATAATGTTTCCAGAACATTGATAATCACCAACTGGTGTTGATTTTACTTCCGTCTTATATAATAAGGTTAATAATAACATTATTACAAATAATACTTTTACCCATAATTTTAATTTTAATTTCTTTTTCATTTTAATCATTACCCTTCTTACATTTTAATCATAACAGATATAAAATAATAATGCAACATTTTTTGAAACATTTTTAAAAAAAGTTTTCAAAAATGTAAACAATTTACAATTTAATGATTATATGTTATAATTATAATGTGATAGACATCTAGTCTTATATCACAATTTTATTGGCATGGTACTTACTATTTAATTTATTGTAATTTTACTGAACATAATCAAGGTGAAGAACCTGTTCCGTAAATATTCTTGTGATAAAGTGCAATAAAATAGTGATGTTACTGTGCCTTTTTTGATAGGTGATGATATGGAAAAAATTGATAAATCTATATTCTATGATTTTAATAAAATGTTATCTTATAATGCATTACTAAACTTTGTAATTGGTGAACGTGGTGTTGGTAAATCGTATGGTGCTAAAAAATATGTAGCTAATAGATTTATAAAGAAACATAAACAATTTGTTTATATCAGAAGATATAAAACTGAACTTAAACAAGCTATGATGAAGAAAAATACCCCTATATTTTTTGACCAAATTAAAGACGATGAAGTCATGAAGAATCACAAATTTACAAATTCACTTGATACAATTTCAATTGATGGTAAAATCTGTGGTTTTGCAATTCCTTTATCAATTGCAAACATTTTAAAATCCTCCACTTATGAAAACGTTGATACTATTATTTTTGACGAATTCATTATTGACAAGGGCAACTATCATTATTTACAAAATGAAGTAATTGCTTTGCTTGATGTTATTGAAACTGTTGGACGTTTACGTGATATTAAAGTTATCTTTTTAGGAAACGCAATTTCAATAACTAACCCTTATTTTTCATTTTTTAATTTAACATTACCTTATAATAGTGAATTTAAACTTTTTAAAGATGGTTTAATCCTTGTAAACTATATTAAAAATATGGCTTATCGTGAAGTAAAGAAAAATACCCGATTCGGAAAACTTATTGAAGATACTGAATACGGTAAATATGCTATTGATAATCAAATGCTACGTGATAGTAAATCTTTCATACGTAAAAAATCTAAATCATGTAAATTCTATTTCATATTACTTTTAAATGGTAAACACTTTGGAATCTGGTGTGATTATCAAGAAGGCATGATGTATATATCAAATGATTATGATCCAAACTGTCCTGTTATATTTTCAATTTCGCCTGATGATCATAACGAACAGACTTTGTTAATAAGAACACGTTCATCACCATTTATTAAATCAGTTATTGAACATTACAGACTAGCACGTTTATGTTTTGAAAACCAACAAATTAAAAATACAGTTATGGAATATTTATCCAGATTCATCAACTATTAAGGGCACGATTAATTCGTGTCTTTTTTGGTGGCGTGAACATTTGTGATCATATTGCATCAGTGTTCGGCACTTTGTTCGGTGGTGGC